ATCTTGATTTAAATGATCACGATTTTCAATAGCAATTAAATGAGATCCACTATCAAGAGCACCCTGCCTACCAATATGACTATCCTCCAAGATAACAGTATCTTTAGGAAGTGCATTGCAAGCAGTCATACAGTTCCAATACATTTCTGGAAAAGGTTTGTTTCTATGAACATCCTCATTACTCATGTAGTAATCAATAAATTCAAGCAATCCCAACTTAAGAAGAACAAGTTTAACAGTATTACGTATACTATTACTAGCTACAGCAACCTGATATCCCTTATCCTTAAGTTGCTTGAAATAATGCATCAACTGGTAATCTTGTCCTAGTTTACCAAAAATATTAAGAGTTTCAACTTGCTTATCTTCCCATACCTGCTGATGCTGATCGACGGGTAGTCCTTTTCTTTCGGTGAGAAGATTAAGTTTTCTAGATGTAGGAAGACCATCGTAAATACTGAGATGTTCTTCTCTACCGATTGCATATTTTCGATCTACATTACTCAAAGCATGATTAAGTGCTTCATAATGCATATCTCTACTATCAATAAGAACTCCATCAAGGTCAAATATAACGAGTTTGTTCATGTGTTATTTTATAAATTCCAAAGAAACTACTTTTAGTTTTTCGTTGTAGAAGGTGTCCCCATCTATTATACCATCAAACTCAGAAGTTAGATTAAGTCCAGTTCTCTCAACAATTTCAATGAATGTCTCTGCTTTGATATAAGATCCCTCTGTTGCATCACCAACATCAGAGGTCACGATGAACTTACCACCTGGTTTCAGTTTCTGATACACCAGTTCTGAGATCCTCAGTAACCCATAGTTACCACATTTCTCATCATAGGATGGTTCAAAGCAGTGAACAGCACAGATGTCAAAGAAAGTGTCGATGGATTCATCCTCAAGTTCAGGCAACCATTCAAAAGCATCTGCAATGACCAACTCAGCAGAAGATTCTGGTTGATCCCAAGGTGCCTCCTTAATGTCCAGAGCGATAGTTTCGTTACCCCAGTCTGCTACAACAGCAGGAACACATCCATTCTGAACTCCAAGGTCAATCACCTTTTGTCCTGTTGTCCCAATACCAAAGTTGAGCAGAGCAAAGACCCACTTGTAGAGTGCTTCATCCCTAACCCAGTGATTACCCAAACAAGTTGAGTGTGGATATTTTTCAATCCAATTGTTTTCATCTCTCACATCACTGATCCACTTAAGATCAGATTTACGAACTAGTCTATTTAAATTTTTCATGGTTTAATTACATATGCCGATGGAGCAATAAAGTTCATTGAATTAATTTTTACACTTTTATTTTCAAAATATTTATCAACTCCTACAGACTCTGACCAATTATGATATGCATACTCATCAAATACAACAACACCACCACTACTAACTCTATCCCATAAAGAATTCAAAGCATCATAAGTTGGTTTTTCTACATCTAGATCCATATAGAGTAAGGATATTTTTGCACCTGGTTTTGTTTTAACGAAATCAACAACAGTTTTACTAATGTTACCTTGAATTAATTCAAATTCATGATCTTGAAATCCAGACTTAAGAATTTGATACTCAAGTGCCTCTTTAAATGATTCATCGTGCTTGAAGTCTCTACCAGAAAAAAGTATGCTCATTGCATCTTTATCTTGATTAGACAAACTATCTACAAGTGCTTCTGTATCAAAGAAATCAAACCCAATAACTTTTTTTAAACTATTAGGACAATAGTATCTTTTTAATTTCAAAAAGGTAAAGAGACCTGTTCCTTTGAAGACACCACACTCAACAATATCTCCAGGAACATCCTTGACCATTTCAAATAACTGAAATCTAGCAAGAAGTTTTCCAAATACCTTCAGGTCAGAACTAAGAATAAATTTATTAAAACTATCATAAAAATCTTGACCTAAGGATTCTATGATTTCAATATCTTTTATATTCATGAAATTTGTCCACTAATCCAGTTATATGTAATACAAATACCCTCTTCAAGGGTTTGAGAATAATCCCATCCTAGTTTTTCACGAATCAAATCATTGTTAGAGTTACGACCACGAACACCTAAAGGTCCATCAATATGATTTTTAGAAACTTCTTTTTCTGCAACTTTAGCAGTAATATCTACCAACTGATTGATACTAACCATCTCTTCAGAACCAATATTCACAGGACCTATAAAGTCACTCTCCATTAGTCTTCTAGTTGCTTCGATGCATTCATCAACGAACAGGAAGGAACGAGTTTGTAAACCATCTCCCCACACCTCGATAGATCCACCTGACTCCGGAAGGAAAGCAACCTTGCGGCATATTGCAGCTGGTGCCTTCTCTCTGCCACCGTCCCAGGTTCCTTCAGGACCAAAGATGTTGTGGTAACGAGCAATCCGAACAGGAATACTATGGTTACGATTGTAGGCAAAGTAGAGTCTCTCGGAGAATAGTTTCTCCCATCCATATTCTGAGTCAGGGTTAGCAGGGTATGCTGATTCTTCACGGCAGTCAGGATTATCAGGGTCTAGTTGATTGTGCTCCGGATACATACATGCCGACCCAGAGTAAAAGATTTTAGTTTTATTTTGTTCTGTAATTTCATTCAGTTTACGTTGTTCCTCAAGAACATTCAGATTAATGGATACAGAATTGTGCATGATGTCTGCATCATTCTCACCAGTGAATACAAATCCTGCACCACCCATATCAGCAGCAAACTGATAAATCTCATCAAAAGGTTCTGCAAACTTATCTACAATATCTTTGTAGAAGTTTCCAAGGTATCCAGTAAAACGAACACATCGTTTTACAAAATTAACATCTCTCAGGTCACCAATAATAAATTCATTCGCATGAGATGCTGAATATTCAGGATGTTTAAGATCAACTCCCCGAACCCAGTATCCTTCAGAACGAAGTCGTTTAACCATGTGACTTCCAATAAATCCACCTGCACCAAGCACAAGTGCAGTCTTCTTATAATCAGACATTAAAAATTAATTTAACCTATACTATGTATTATAGTGCAATCCAACGTTCATTGTCAAGGGTCCATCTAGTAACCTCAAAAATGCGTTCACTCAAAGATCTAGTGGGTTTCCAACCCATCTTTGCCATCTTTTCTCCAGAGAGTGCATACCGAAGGTCATGTCCAGGTCGAGCAGAATGAAAGTCAACCATATTATACTTTAATTCTTTACCCTGAGTATCAGCAATCATTTGTGCTAGATCAAGGTTATTGACTTCTTCCCCACCAACAATATTGAACTTAGGACACTTAGCATTACCATAGTTTCCAGTTTCAACATATGTATCTTGGTCCAGTAAAAACAATATTGCATCAGAAACATCTTCCGCATGAACATAATGACGTGATCCAGGGATAGTTTTTGTCTCATCACAATGAATAGTAATTTCCATACCATCACGAATATTCTTAATACACATAGGAATAAATTTTTCTGGATGCTGCCTTTGTCCAAAAACATTCATTGTGTGTGTAATATACACAGGTAGAGAGTAAGAGTTCTCAAATGCTACTGCTAATTCTTCACCACCTGCTTTGGTGGCACTATAAGGATTGGTGGCATTATAACGATCATACTCACCATAAAAAATGCCAGATGGAGCAGGTCCGAATACTTCATCAGTGCTAAAATAAACAAACCTTTCAAGATGATCTAGACCACGAGCATAATCAAGGATGTGTCCAGTGGCTACAACATTATCCAAAACAAATTCCATTGGATATTCAATACTACGATCAACATGAGAACCGGCAGCGAGATGTAGAATATAATCAACCTTACCAATATCAGATGCAATAAGTGGATTGATTGCTGCTCTCAAATCATGAAATACTATTTTTACACGAGAACGATTCTCTTGAGAGAATTCCTGCATGATATCTTGTAGACGATTTAAATTACCACTAAAATCTAATCTATCAAGACAAATAATCTCCCAATCAGTGTTCTTGATTATCTGAGAGATTAAATGATGTGCAATAAATCCCGCACCACCAGTTACTAAAACTCTTTTCATTTTAATATTTTACTATAGTAATTATTATACTAGAAAAGGAGAGTTTATGCAACTCTCCTTATAGGGGGTCTTGCTATGAATAAAATCAAACAACCTCAACAGAAATTTCTAAATCAGAATACAAACAGTCCATCATGATTTCATAATCATCAAGTGGATCACCAGAAAAAATTACTCCATTAGATTCATAATATTTACGAACCTTCTTAAATAATTTCGGACTTTTTACATCTAAGAAAATTTCACCTTTTGCAGCATTACGAAGGGTATCTAAATCCTTGGTTTTGAATTTTTCAGTCAGTGCCATTGTCCGTTTTGATTACCTGTATATTATACGGTGTTGTGATTATGTAGTCAAGTTGTCAAGGCAGGTGCGGTATCTCCTTCCAGATTACGTCCGGTCGGTTCCCATGCTCCTTTTTCTTTCCTTACCTATCTTATACATTATACTACCTCTAGTGCCCTCTGTCAAATGGTGCCCAATGCTCCCAGTTGTATTTGTGAACTGCCCACATTCCTATGATAGGAACAAAGATCAATATGAAACTTAAACTACCAACACCCCACGGATTATTGAGTGTTGCAGAGGCAAAGTGTGCTGCTTTGAGTGCTATGTTACTCATAAGTAATCTCCCTCGTTTTCCAAAATTCTAGAAAATAACGATCAACTTGATATAAGTCTTTAGTGGGTGGAATTTCATCAATGTTTTTTGACCACTCTTCACATAATAATCTCATCTCACATGAGATTTTATTTGGGGTAAACATTCTACCAAATGAAGACATGGCAAACGCATATCTCATCTTAATGCGCTGTTCCATTTCCGTCATATTTGTCACTTTCGTAATAGATATTTTCACCTTTTCTGTGCCCGAAATAAATGGTGGCACATAGAAAGGGTATTGTTCCCCAGAGTAAGACATCAGCTAAAGTCATTTAATTTCCGATACAGAAAGGTGATTTGTACATGGTACGTTTAAAAATTTCAGAACAAACATTAATAGTATGTTTTGATCCAAATATACCAACAAAGATATAAGATATACCTAACTTAGCACAATACTTTTCCAGTTCCAGACATTTTTCTATGTCATTACTACTGTAATCAATAATAATATCACCCTCTTCAAGTAAAGGTAGTAACTCATCAAATGTATCTTCTACCTGTGATACTGGAAGTGTAATTTGAAAGATACCAGGAACCTTCCCTGCACTAGTATACCTAAGACTATCAGATTTAACTGACTGAACAAGATACTCTAGTGAGGTTACACATCCACTAATATAACCGTTTTCATATTCTTTACAGGCAAGATCATAGTTACTACTATACCCCCAAACTTCAATTCCATTTTCAATCATGTTACGGGACATATCTATCGAAATAGGATGCAATCCAATCAATCCAACTTTCATAAAATTCTCCTACAATTTAATTTGTAACCATGGTAATAGTGGTGGAATAACACCAATTAATCTGAGAAGGCCCTCAGCAAATAAACATAAGACAACCCACCCAACACACATGCTGATAATACTTGCGTTTCTATTGTGTCTCCGAATAGCATCATCAATCATCTCCTGGCACTCTTTTTGAGTGACATATTGTTCTGATTTTATTTCATCAATCCGATGCGGCATTGTCTTGTTTTATAATTTTATCAATAGGATCTGGTGCTCCACCAACTATAGCACATGCTCTTTGATAGAAAAAGTTTTCAGTATTTCCAGATTCTTCAAATGTTTCTTTGACTTTTACCCAGTTATTATAGGTATGCTCGTCCATGGTTTTTTGATTGAAATACATATTAGCTATAATAGTTACTAATTTGCATTTGTCAACTTATTTTGATTTCCTAATATTACCTAACCTCAAAATTCATTTTACGAACTTTGCGTTGTTTTCTCTGTTCCTGCCACAAAATATCTTCTTGCGAAAGAAATGACTTTTTATTTTTAGATCGATAGGTGTTTAACATAACAATATTCGACAAATCAACTGCCGAAATCTTATCACCACGAATGGTTGCCATATTCGGACAACCACAAGAAACTGTCTTACTCGGGTGTCCTTCCAATTCCTTTCCACAGGAACGACACCTAATCTTTATATTTTCCATTGTATAATACTTTATACGTCTTCAGTTTTCAGTTATTTATCATCTAACATATACTCTACCGTATTAGCAACATCATTCATTGCATCTCGCAATTCCTCACGTTGTCCAGAATGTTGTTCTACTTTAGTAACACCATTTTTAAATTCTTCACAGAGAGTCCATCTCCATTGACTCATACTCTTAGAGTACCAAAGATTAATTTTCATTTGTAGAAAAGTTATCTACTCGACTATTTAGTTCTCCCATCTTACGAATCAATTGTGTATGTTCATTTTCTATTTCCTCAATACGACTATGTAATAACTCAATCATATCATAAAGGTTATCACAATCTGCGGTTTTTTGTTCCGACTTTTTCATTTTCTTTTTCATAAAAAAAGGGGGACTATTGTCCCCCACTATACTTATATTATTCGATACTGTCAACAGCAGCAAGTGCTTTCTGTCTCAGGTCCTCAGGAAGAGGAACATAACCAAGACCGTCAGACATTGCCTGTGCTTTCTCACTCAACATATAACGAAGAGTCTCCTTCACACCAGTCTTAGACTCAGGATATGCTAGAACCCAAGTAAGGGAGACAATAGGGTATGCATTGGCACCAGCAGGATTAGCATCAGCACCACGAAGTTGATCGTCCAAGACAATCTTACTCAAACCAGCAGCAGATGTTTCGGCATTTGCTGTGACATAGTTACCTTCCTTGTTTTGTAGTGATACTTGTTGAAACTTATCACCATTCACATAACCATAGTTCAGATACCCGATACTGCCCCGAACCTGTTTAATCTGTGCGGCAACACCAGAGTTACCTTTACCACCAACACCAGTGGGCCACTTCACTGCCTTACCAGTGCCAACAGTTTCTTTCCATTCAGGAGAGAATGCTGACAGGGAGTTAGTGAAACCTTTTGTGGTGCCACTACCATCAGAACGGAAGACAGGAAGAATAGTTTCACTTTCACATCCAAAGGTAGACCAGTTAGTAATCTTACCAAGATATACATCAACAAGTTGTGTCTGTGTCATCTTGACATCACAACCAGGCATATTGTAAGCAGGAACAATAGCACCACCAGTCATAGGAATGTGGAGCATTGGAATCTTCTGCTTCTCATCACTTACAGCACCATCAGAGGCACCAAAATCAACTGTGCCAGCCATATACTGACGGACACCAGAACCACTACCAACTGCTTGATAGTTTACTTGGTTACCAGTTTCACCTGCCATGGTTTGAAACCATGCTTGATACAAAGGAGCAGGGAATGTAGCACCTGCTCCACTTAGTTGAAATGTTTCCTTAGATCCACCACAGGCAACCATAAGAGGAATAGTTGCTGTAGCTGCTGCGATTGCTTTGATTTTCATTATCTAATGCTCAGAACTTATACTTGGTGCCGACTTCTACTTTCCAATCTCGGGTAGAATCTTCTTGGAAAATGTTCTCCCACTTACCATAAGCACTGAAATTATCAGTGATCTTTACTTTACTACCAAGTTCAAGAGCAGTAAAACCTTCTTGCTCACCACCATCAGGAACAGATACTCCAGCACCACCTTCGATGTATGGAGCAAAGTTTCCTGTCTTCCACTCATATCCTATACGTCCTTGGTGGACTTGCTTACTGAACTCCTCATCAGTTCCTTTGAACTCGGACTTGGACTCTACATATGGACCTGCCATGGCGGGGGCGGAGATCGCCAGACCGAGCAGGGCAACTGCGAATGCTTTCATTTGTTTTTTCTTGTTTTGTGATTACTTGGTTATTATAACAGACCCATTCAGATCTGTCTTTAAGTAAAAATTAAGTTGACTTAAAGTAAACCTCAGTATATAGAGTGGGTTATACTAATTTTAACCACCCCTAAACCAAAGCATAAAAAAGGAGACCCTCGTCAGGATCTCCGAACATCTAGATGTTTATTTTATATAGAAGATCAGAAGGAATACTTAAGACCCAACTTACCACCAACGTTTAGATCATCGAAAGAAAGATCAGTGTCAGCAGTTAAAGCACTCAGTTCTCCGTATACACCGACAGAACTGGAAAGAGCAGCAGATACTCCAACCTTACCAGAGAAACGTGTTTCAGTTTCTTCACCATCAGGAGAGACTAGTGCAGGGCCTCCCTGGATATACCAGGCAGAACCACCATCACCAATATTACCTTCATATCCGATTCCAAAATCGGTAACGGCACCAGTGTAGTCGTCACCGGTCCAACCAGCGTTCGTTTCTACATTTACATAGGGTCCGGCTAGGGCGGCAGCAGGGGCAAGAGCAATTGCAGCGGCAGCTGCAGCGATAGTCGTTTTAAACATTTGTTTTCCTCGTTTTTTACTTGCGGAATGGTTACCCGCAGATGTTAAGAACCTCGACTGGTTCTGTTGTAATTCGTTACCAGAGTAACTTCAGAGTATTTATACTCATCATTTTTTCGGGTATTCGGATAACCCGAAAGCGGGTGATCGGATTCGAACCGACGACATTCAGCTTGGAAGGCTGACGTTCTACCACTGAACTACACCCGCATAGTGGGAGATTACTCTCCCGACACACTTCCTTCACACAAGAAGTATTATATGACAAGAATTCAATCTTGTCAAGTGGAGAATATCGGACTCGAACCGATGACATCCTGCTTGCAAAGCAGGCGCTCTACCAACTGAGCTAAAACCCCTGGAGCCAGTGAGACGATTTGAACGCCCGACCTGAGTATTACAAGTACCCTGCTCTACCAACTGAGCTACACTGGCAACTCCCCCGACTGGAATCGAACCAGTAACCCCAAAGTTAACAGCTTCGTGCTCTGCCTGATTGAGCTACAGGGGATTGTAAAGTAGATATATTTATACATCTACGACAGGCAAGGAGGGACTCGAACCCCCGACCAACGCATTAGAAGTGCGTGGCTCTGTCCATCTGAGCTACTTGCCCACGTGGAGGCGGGGTATACAGATTCCCGACCCTCCTTTACGGAACTAACTACTACTGTAATGAGAAAATGCCTTTTCTCTAGCGTCTGTGTCCCCTCCACATATGTGTACCCTCATATTATAATTCCTTATGGTCTGTGCGTCAACCCTCTACGACTTCCGTCTCAGACACTTCTGCTTCTGGTTCAGGTTCCGGCAATTTGACTCCGGTTGCCTCCAGATACTCAATAGCACCCTGAGTTTTAAACATCAGTTCTCTTGTTCTTGTAGATTCACTATTAATATTTTCTAACTTAGATGCAAGATTATTTCTCTGTTCCAATAATTGCGAAAGGTGATTTTGCTGTTCGTTCATTTCATATCATTTTTGTTTCACATTATTTATAACTAAATAATTGTAAAACAATTGCATCGAAAAATGAAAAAATCTCTGCTGTTTTTTGGTATTATGTTTTTGATGGCACCTTCAGCACATGCCGATATTACAAGTAGATTATCTTCAAGTGTTCAATTAACTGTTGATGCAGCAGCATCACAAGCAACAAGAATTGGAAGTTCATACTCCGTAAGTGGTAGTAATGTTTCAGCAACTCTTGGTGGTCTCACAGCACCAGCAGGTGCAACAGATGCTGCAACAATGAATGCTGGCACATATACACAAACAAACGATGGTGCAGCAATCACCTTCACTGAGGCATTTACACAAGGAGATGCCGTTAATGTAATCAACTCTGGAACAGATGTTACTTCAGGTGTTGTAGGTTCTCTCCCTGCTTATGGAGAAGTTACTACAACTGCCGGTGGTGTTGCAGGAACTCTTGCAGGTTCTATTGATTCTTCTGGTGCTATCGGAACTCTAACTGCCGGTGGTGCAGGAACAAGTGCAACAGGACAGTTTGTATCTGAAATTACAATAAGATAATGAGAGAATCAATTGGATTGGGTTTAATTTTAGGTATTATACATGGACTGCTTCAACCAGTAGGAGCAGTCCCAGTTGTTCCTAATTTCACACAAGGATCCCAAACATCCACAACAGAAACAAAAACTACAGTAAGTGAAACTATAAATTCTATAAATTATAATACAGGATACCAATATAGTGTAACTGGAACCAATGTCCAAATGGATGGTTCTAGTATAACACCAGGAACTAGTTCTACACCTAATAACATCGATGGGGTGACTTCATCATGGACGAATCTAAATCTAAACAACAAACCCAACTGGTCAGTAACAAAACCAGGACAGGCATTTCAATTTACAGAAACCTATCAAGGTCCTGGAATTTCAAATCAAACAATCATACAAAGAACAACAGAATTAGACAGCGTTACAACTACTACAAGTATCTTCTCCCAGTAATTACATTATTATTTGCAACTCCTTCTTATGCTGAAACTGTTGGTGGTGTCTCTGCTACTGCTGCTCCTGTTGCTAACTCTTCAGGTTCCGTTACAAACCAGGCTATACAAGTCCTTCAGGGACCTTACATTACAAACACCTACGGTGGAGGTATACAATGTCAAGGTCCCACTCTCAACTTTACACCCTATGTAACAGGTGCCGTATCAGCACAGAAACCATTTGAAGATTTTTATGATGACCCAGTGTATGATTTAAGAGACCTTAATGAAGATGGTTCTTTAGATAATCCTGGAAATATATTATACCAAGTTCCAATAAGAACAGGACAGAAAGATAACTATAGTTTGAGTCTTGGATTTTCTGCTACTTGGTCTAAACCATTAGATAGTAAATTACAAAATCAATGTAAAGAAGCAGTTGCAACTCAAATTGAAATGCAGCAACAAATGATTGCAAATAAAAGATTAGACTTTGAAATTGCCAGACTTAAGAATTGTGGAGAACTTAAGAAACAAGGAATTTATTTCCACCCCAAAAGTCCGTATTACTCAGTGTGTGCAGATATTATAGTCACTAATCCAGGCGGAGTAATTCCACAACATAAACATTCTATTCCATCACCAGTATCAAAGAAAGCAGAAGATCTTGGTGGTACTATATCAACGTCCCCTTAATTTCCTAATTGCTCTCACTGCTTCACTTTTCTCTCTTTGAACTTCTCTTCGTTCAACGACACTTAATATAACTTCTTCTTTACCCAATTTAGTAGAAGTAGTTTTAATTAATTTCTTAACAACAGGTCTAATAATTTTCAAAAGAAAATTTGCTAATGGTCTAGCAACTAATGCACTAGTTGCCGCAGCAGCAGCAATAACAGTAGTTGATACAACTGCTTCTAATGGAGGTAAGTAATCTACGATATTAACAGTTTCTTCTATTACAGGTTCTTCTTTTTCTTCAGTCGTAATTACAGGTATTTCAGTTTTGGGTATAATAGGTGGTTTAATTTGGGGTGATTTAAAATCTGTCTCCGGAGGTTTATAAGGAGGGACAGGTGCTTTTGATGGTTGAAGATATTCTTCAGCATTAAAATCTATAGGTTTATATGATGGTAATGATCCATCACAAAAAGTTAATGTTCCATTCGGATCATCTTGAATAAGAGCAGTATTCTTTGGATTATTTTCCTTATTAGATTCTACACATCCAGGAAGATTGACAATAGGAACACCAAGTTGAACTGTTACAGGTACAGCAGTTGGTATTGATTGTGATGGTGCAATCACATACTTAGGAATATCCATAGTTCCAATCGGTCTTATGAATATCGGACGTATACCAATATCAATATTAGGAATATTCTCCATCAATCATTCTTAAAAATTCCAGCAATACCTGTAAACAAGTGATAAAAAATCACATAAAGAAAAAATCTATTTTCATTATCAGATTTTTTCTTTACAGTTGATCTTTTTCTTTTCGAATTAGAAACAGTCATACGAATTCACATCTACTATTATATATTTAACAATTCTCATAAAGTTTTCAGAAAGGCAATGCTCCACCAGTCATCGGAGGAACTGATTGAGAAGATTCTGGAAGGACATTACCAGTCATACTAGGCATTTCTGGTAGTGAAGAATTAATCATACCAGGAAGTGCTTCCGTAATTGTTTTAGTAATTTGTTCTGTTGCTTGTTCCTTTACTTGCTCAATCATTGCATCCTTATTGAGATAAAGATATGCTCCGGCACCAACAATGGATAGTGTTACAAGTCCCGAAAGTAATGCGATTCCGTTAATTAATTTTTGCATTTTAATTTTTACCTTTTTTTATAGGCCATGTAATATGTAGTGTATAAGTTAATAAAGTAATAAATCCAAATACAAATAAACCACTCATCATTTTACTTCCCCATATTAATAATAGTTTCTATTTTAACCAGTCTGAGTTCCAGTTGTCTAACTCTTTCCACAGTATCTTGAACTGCCTTAGGTGGTTCAAACCCATCAATCCAATCATCATTTTCTTCAATCTCTTCCCAATGACTATTAACAGTGCTTTCTAAAGAGTTAAGTCTTTCAATAACACCATAGTATGCCCAGGTAGATACAGCAACGGCACCTAAGATACTGATAAGGTTTCTGAGTGGTATTGCTACTTTTGAATCATCAGATACAGATACATGTTTATCGTTTTCCATTAGTCCACTAATGTGCCGTGTGCTCTACGAATTTCACGAAGTGCTTCAAGGTTCATATCTTTAGTACCTCCATCATATGCATGAGCATATCCTTCGGTAATCATTTGTTCGTTGAGGGACACCAAGTCGTCCCCAATATATAACCAACCGAGAAGGCGACCATATTTACCGACCCCACCAACAAGTTCAGTCCTAACAGACAACTCATCATCACCAGCGATAGTACTCTCCAACTTTTCTTTAAGCCAGTTGGTTGCGTCGATTCCAAGTGCCTTCTCCTCTAAGTTCTTCGTCCTCTTTTCCGGTGTATCAACTCCTGCAACTCTAACTCTTTCTTTCTTGTATAGATCAAACCCGAGGTCGATAGTAACATCAATAGTATCACCATCAAGGACACGATTGATCTCCGTCACTCGGAAGTTGTAACAACTCTTCCTGCTCGGTGGTGTCATCTGCCCCATCGTTCATCTCCTTAGATGATATATTTAGTATGTATATAACATAACCTAATGCTAATCCAACAGCAATAATTACTAGAATAATTACTGACCACACAGGATCGGCAACATTATCAAGTGGACGCAATAATAAATTCATTTACTATAAAGAATAAGGAGGTTGAGGAGGATCTGTTGGTACAGGTTTAACTATTGGTTCACCATTTGCAATTCTAATTGGACCTTGCTCAACTCTTATTGTTTGAGCAGGTGCAGTTTGTGCGGCAGCATCAATTAATTTTTCAAGATCTTCTTTACTAATTCCACCACCATTACCACCACTTTCTCCTGCTTTCTTTGCTGCCTGAACACCAAAGGTTGCCAAAACCCCAGTAAACACACTGGCAATAAAGGTGGGATCGAGTTTCTGTTCAGGAATACCTAAAGCAGCAGGTAACTTAATATACGCAAGTGTAAGTATTCCACCACTCCATACTAAAATAGCAAGTCGAACAAAAGTTGATAATATCTCTAATTGTTCTTCTTTATCATCAACAGATTCTTTAAGTTTTTTAAAAATATTTTTATTTTTTATTTCTTGATTCTTAACTTCTTCTTCCATTAAAAACCAGCAGGGTTCTTATATTTATGGTTTCAAAAGGTCAACTGTGATACTTGTTTTCTCTATTTGGTTAAATTTTTGGCACAATCTATCACTGGATTCATGTTCCCATTTGTGATATGTTTTTTGTAATTGTTCTTTATAATCAGAACTATCGCACAGTTTCATTTCTTCGGCAACGATAGTCTTGATTAGTATATCTCTAGTTAAAGATGTCATACTTGATTTTTTGTTATCCAACAAAGAGTTCACCATTATAACACAAGAGGTTTCACAAAACTCTTCTTGGTAGGTTATCTGTTTAGGATGATATTATTTAGTAATGTAACCTTCTTTGACCAAGTACTCACGGGTTAAAGGAGTAGGTTCATATACTTCCCACATAGGAGTATCGGAAGCACATGCTTGAAGTGCCTCCATAGTCATTTTTTCAGTACGACCTGCCCAACCTGCTTCTGCTTCCCATGGAACAACAGATTTTGGATAAGTTCTCTCTGCCATAACACGCCATATTATAGGAACTTCATCCTCTGGTTTGATGATAGCAATTAAACTATTTTCAATAGTTCCTGCCATACAATCTTGTGCAGCGTGCCATCCTTCATGCCTCATTACTTGCATCAAGAAAGCATTACTATCCATGTAATCCTTATTCAAAAAGATGTTATTACCAACAGTATGGTAAACACCACGATTACCAACAGGAAAGTACTTTGATTCTGCTAGAAACACCCCAACTCCAACTTGCTCCAAGGCAATGAGCATTGAGTTGAACTCATCAGCAACAATAGTATAATCATTATAGGAATACTCATCAGAAATATTAGAGATATTTTTGACTTTATTAATTCCATCTGTACACTCTCGAAGTAACATACAACCCATAGAGTGCATAGTATTGAATTCATTATCTTTTAGGGGGTCTGAAAGGGCAGGTAGGGCAACCGCTGCCGCAGCAACCAGAGATGCAATAATTTTTTTCATGAATAATATTTAATAATGACATTATTTATTGAAAGAACTTTAATCCAAACCAGATCCAGATTGCCATCCACCAACACTAGATTGATCAAGTTGTGTGGTAGTTTTACCACTACTTGTAGCAATACGATAGATAGTCTCATGAATATCTTTCGGTTCTACTGTATCATCCTCATGCAGTAATTGCCTTTCGGATACTGCATGTTCATATGCTTCTTTAATAGTCATTTGTCGTTCAGATAAAACTGCAGGACCAAACCAGGAATCATCTTCCAAATACTCAGGAGCAAGAGATCCTACAAAAGAACCATACCCCTGAGTTAAATGACCAAAACCACATTCAAATAATGGTGCCTCCAAGTTTTCAATTGATTCTAATGTCATACCCATACCATTTTCTTAGTGTAGTCATATGCATAGATTTCCCTATTACCTTTGATACCCCATCCTAACCAGTAGTATGCAGGTCTCATGTAATAAGATACTGTTTGTCCACCACCTTCAAATTGTGGAAGTACACGTTGGAAGATAGGTTCATTAATCATCCAACGAACTTGGCATTCCAATTCACTTGGATTGCAATCATACTTTACTGCAAAGTCTCCAAGTCCTTTATAACGATTGATAGAAGTCCACTGAATCAATCCATAACCACCTCGCAGACAGTTCTCATAAGTAACACGAGCACCACCTTCACAGATGTTAGAGATGAATTTAGATTCTTGCTGAATGTTTCCCATGATTGTTGCAAGTGCATTACGATCAGAGATCTTTGTGTGCTCTTGTAATGCTGCTAGAACAACTTTTTCATTGGGAGTACAACTAGGACACTTCCAAGTTTCCTGCTCTTTTTCTAAGACAGTAGTTTCTTTTGCTGGTTCTGATACGGGTTGTACTTTGATTTGTTCAGGTTCTGATGAAGAAGGAATTGCAATTAAACTTGCAAGAACTCCGATTCCAAAAAGTGATTTAATCATTGTCTCCAAGGTATTCGAGTGAGTAGATTTCATGGTCTTCGAGATTAGGGTCTAACCATTCGGCAAACTCTGACCGGATCGCATGAGCATCTTCAATAGATTTTAGCACATCATCCGTCTTCATATCACAGAGGATGTGCAGTCTGTCAACTGCCCACTCATGAGTCACCTGCAGGGTCTTTTCCAAAGTTTCCATAATCTTTCCGCATGTAACGGCCGAGAATGTTGCTATTGTAGTATGCCGGTGCTCCGTTGTCAAGTGCCTCTGATAGCACATTATTTAGAAACAACTGCTTAGTCTCCTCAAAGTTACAATCTCCCTTCTTCTCATGAAGACTTAATATTACTCTACTGAAGAACTCTTTGCCGTATCTTTTTATATCTTCCTTCAACTCAGGACAAGAACCATAATACTTCTTCCAATCAGATTCTTGTTTTACTTTTCTCTTTTTTCCTTTTGGTGTTCTGAACGACCAAAAATACTTTCTCCCAATGTATTGTCGTTTGTTGGACTTATTGGTAATACAATAAACAAAACCAAAGTGGTTCCCAATAGCATCAGACTCAAAAGGTTCATTATTGTATATCCAAGAATTCTCATAGCTCATTGTATAGAACTCAATGAGCTATTATTTATCTTTAACGGGGACAAACCTAGTCTAATAAAAAAGAGGGTTGTTGTCAACCCCCTTGATAGATTATGTGAGTTTTATATTACATTCCAGCATCTTTATCCTGACGACGTTGTGTTCCTACAACGGTAGTTGCTCTAGACGCTAGATTTTTAGCAGCAGTTCCTCTCACACCAAAGTCTCTATTTGGATCTTCTTTCCAGTCATCTACTTTTTTAGTTTTTTTTTCTCTGGAAAGAGGAAGTTTAGCATTAGCATATGCCTCTAGAATGCTCTCAATGTCCTCAGAGTCAATCTCATTGACCATCACCATTTGTGCCTCTTGAAGGTTCTCTGCGATGCCGTAGTCGCACAGGAACTCGACCACTACATCATAGGTTTCAACCTCTTCAGACATCCTCTTAGCAACCTTAGATGCCCCTGAAGCAACCTTCTCGGCACCTCTTCTGATTAGACCCTTAAGTCCTTTTCTAGCAGCAGATCCTGCTCTTTCAGGAGCATTCTTGACTGCCGTTACTGCTTTACCACCAGCAAGTTTTGCTTTACGTCCTGCTCTTCTTGCTTCGTCTTTTGCAATTGAACCAGCAATTCCTACTGCTGCTTTAGCACCTCTATACTTATCACCAACTTTCTTTTTGATGACTGCCTTAGCAGAATCTCTATCTGCCTTACGACCAGCAACAAAAGTATCTGCCGACTTACGCTGCTTACCTGCCTTTGTAGGAACATCCATTGGGGACACTCCAGTTGCCTTCATAGCAGTTTTAGTAGCACCTGCTTTTGCTCTTACAGCAACGTTTCCAGCACGACGACCAACTTCACTCTTTACTTCTTTTGCCTTCTCTCCTGCTGCCTTTACAGCACCTTTGACTGCTGCCTTACGTGCTGCTGATCTCTTCTCACCAACTTTTGCTTTGGCACGAGTACGTCTGTCTTCAGGACTCTCGGTATCACTACCATAAGTAATCTTTGCTTCATCAAGGATTTCTTCAATTAATTCATCATCAAATGCATCTTCGATGTCATCAATATCATATCCTTCTTCGATAAGTTCAGAAACAGCATCTTCCACTGCTTCTGTCAACTCTTCATCAGAAAGTTCTAGTTCTTCATCTACTTGAGGAGCATAGATACTCTCATACAAACTTCTGATTTCTCCGTACTCGGACTGCGATAAAGCTCTCATCGTAATTCTTAATTAACTCTTTATAAGAATATTTATAAAAAAAGGACCCCCCCTAGGAGTCCTCTTGATCTAAATCTTCAAATGCTTTATACCCATCATAATCACCAAATAGAAAAGCATCAGATTTTGCTGCTTCTCTATACATCTCTAAAGCATCTTCAGTTTTTATACAGTTACACTTACAATTTCCTTTACAGGGAGAACCCTGCAAACGTATTTTCGGTAACATCTTGTTTGATTCCTCCGACGATGTAGGATTCAACTTCTGTTTCTTGAGGAGCAACTTGGAGACCCTTCGACGAAATCCAATGTTCTGTCCAGGGGAGTGGGTTATTCTTTGCGGGTATGTCATAGATCGGTTTAAGTCCAATTGATTTCATTCTACGATTGGCAATCCATTCCACATACTGCTGAAGCAGTTTATCATTCAGACCAATCATCGAACCATCCTTGAACAGATACTCTGCCCAAAGTTTTTCTTGATTTACAGTTTTCTCAAAAGTTTGAATCAACCACTGCTCTTCTTCTTTGAAGATTTTTGCCATATCAGGATCATCACCTTCTCTCCACTTCTTCATAATATTCTGAGTAATGGCAAGGTGTTGATTCTCATCTCTGGCAATCAGTGAGATGATTTTTGCACTTCCTTCCATAAGTTTGAGTTCACCAAAAGCAAAACTGCAAGCAAATGATACGTAAAATCGAATACCTTCAAGGATATTAACATTTGCAACTGCTTTGAAGAGTTTGCGTTTGAGTTCATATCTTGAAACTTGTGCATAAGGAACTCCTTCTATTGCATGTTGCCAATCATTAGTACTATCATAATGATGTGCTGCATTAATAAAATCATTATATGCTTCAGTCACACTCATCGCACGTTCAACAATACGTTCATCATTCAGAATATGATCAAACACATCTGAAGGATCTGAATAAACATTCTTAATGATATGAGTATATGAACGACTATGAATCATCTCCATGAACCCCCAGACCTCCATACATGCCTCTAATTCAGGTAATGAACAGTAAGGGATAAAAGCCATCCCAGGACCACGACCCTGAACCGAATCAAGCATAATCTGATACTTCAAATTAGAAGTAAAGATATGCTTTTGTTCTGGACGTAATGTCTGATAATCAGCACGGTCTTTCTGGAGAGATACCTCTTCGGGTCTCCAGAAATATCCTAGTTGCTGAGTGGTTAACTTATCAAAAATTGGATACTTGTAAGAATCGTATCTCTGAATACCTAATGGTTTTCCAAAGAACATTGGTTGCTTTTTAGTGTCTACCTCTTCTGCATTGAACACGGTCATAGAATCGACCACAGGGCTTTCCTCTCTATTTGTCTTAAATCTTACAAGACTCACAGTCTTCCTCCTCTTCGGTTTCTATTTGAGAAATTAAACTATCAAGTGACTCATTGGAATCATCCATTTCGTCAGTCTTGATGTCATATGTATTTTGATAGTAGGATGTCTTCCATCCATACTTGTATGTAGTTAATAGGTCCTGTGCCATGATAGACACTGGAATTTCATTATTGGGATAATGTTCTGGATTGTAACTCCAATTACCAGAAATTGCCTGGTCAAAGAATTTTTGCATTACGGCAACAATATTAATGTATCCTTTATTGGATTTCATTTCCCATAGAAGATCATAATTGTTCTTTAGTGTTCCGTATTGTGGAACAATCTGCTTAAGAGGTCCTTTTTTGGACTTCTTAATGGACAAGTAACCTCTAGGTGGTTCAATTCCATTTGTTGCGTTTGACACAACGGAACTGCTCTCTGAAGGCATCTGTGCGGACAACGTTGAGTTCCTAACTCCGTATTGATTAACTTGTGCCCTAAGACCCTCCCAATCATAGTGAAGCTCATTTGGAACAATCTCATCTACCTCATTCTTATATGTATCAATCGGCAGAATTCCATTACCATACTTAGTGCGATGACTGTATTCACATGCACCTTTTTCTTTCGCAAGATTAACAGTTGCCTGTATGAGATAGTATTGGAATGCTTCGGTTAAGTCATGAATAGACTTCCATGCTTCAGGATCCTCATACCTATGCCCGTTCTTGGCAAGGTAATGTGCCAGTCCAATATAACCAATACCTAACGAACGACGTGCTCTTGTGGCAATCTCTGCTGCTCTGACGGGATATCCCTGAAAATCAATGAGTTCATCAAGACTCCTGACAGCAAGATCACAAAGAACATCAAGATCCTCAAGATCCCTAATTTTACCAACATTAATAGCAGAAAGGATACACAGAGCAATTTCCCCAGTTTCATCATCAATATGCTGTAAAGGTTTGGTAGGCAAAGTAATCTCTTGACACAGATTGCTCATCTCAATCTTATCCATAAAGGATGAGTGAGAATTGCAATGGTCAATGTTCATGATGTAGATTCTACCAGTTTCGGCACGTTCTTTCAAGAGGTCGAAAAATAATTCTTGACCTCCGATAGTCTTGCGAGGAATTGATCCATCTTGTTCATAACCCAAATAGATGTCATCAAACTCAGGAGTGCCAAAAGCATCATACAGACCTGGAACATCGTTAGGGCTGAAGAGTGTGATTTTTTCGTTTTTGATAAATCTTTCATAAAAGATTTTTGAGATTTGGATAGAGTAATCAAGTTTCCTCACTCGGTTGTCTTCTGTACCCTTATTGTTCTTAAGAACTAGGATGTCTTCGATTTCGATGTGCCAGATTGGAAAGTGGACAGTAGCACTTCCACCACGAATCCCGTTTTGTGTACAACTTCTGACAGTTGACTCAAATTTTTTGAGGAATGGGACAACACCTGTATGAATAACTTCTCCGCCTCTGATTCTACTGTTGATGCCACGGATTCTGCCTGCGTTGATACCGATTCCCGCCCTTTGAGCAACATACCTAAAAATTGCAGCATCACTAGACTCGATACTACGGAGGGTGTCATCAACATCAACCAAAACACAACTAGCATATTGTCGAAGTGGTGTCCGCACTCCCGCCATGATAGGTGTGGGAATGTTGATTTTGTGTCTTGAGATTGCATCGTAATATTTTTTAACGTAATCTAGTCTTGTCTCTTTTGGATATTTAGAGAATATGGTTGCAGCAATCAACAAATACATGAACTGTGGAGTCTCATATACTTTACCATTACTCCTGTCCTGGACAAGATACTTATCACATACTTGACGCAAACCTGCATAAGTGAACAAATAATCTCTATCGTGATCAATAAACGACTGAAGTTTATCAAATTCTTCGTCAGAATACAGGTCAAGTATTTCTGAATCATAAACTTCTTTAGCAACACATCTCTCAACTTGCTCTTTCACCGTTGGTGTTTCGTGCATACGACCATACAGTTGCTTACGAACAGCAAACAAAAGAAGTCGTGCAGCAACAAACTGATAATTTGGATGGTCCAAACTTACTAAGTCTGATGCGGAACGAATTAAAATCTCTTGAATCTCATCTGTTGTGATACCATCATAAAACTGAATACCAGATTGAATCTCAACCTGACTTGCAGATACACCGGCAAGATGTTTACATGCCTCTTCTACCATTACATGTAGTTTATTTAAATCAAGAGGTTCATTTTTTCCATTTCTTTTAGTTACCTTTGTTCCATTGGTCATATTTTTTTCCAGTTGTTAAATTTAATTTTTGCTTCTAATCCTGAATAGGTATTTAATTCTACCACAGACATAACATCATGTCCAGCAAGAACCATGTCATTAATATCTTTATCGACTATGTTATTTGGCCAGATGACGACTTTTTCATTTCTATTGATACATCCTTCAACCCTTCTAACAATTTCTCTATTGCGGGGTTCGTTATCGTAAACAAAAATAATGTTGCTTCCCTTAAGATAACCCAAGTCACCATCACTACCACACAAAGCAACACTATTAGTGATGAAAGTGCTGTCAAAGGGTCCTTCGACCACGTAGATAGATAATTTTTTATTGATAGTTTCAAGTCCATAAACCTTTGGTGCTTCCTCATCCAACATCACAGTGATATATTTAGTGAATGATTTTCCCAGTGCTCTACCCTGAAATCCAATGAGATTTTTGTTCTCATCATACATTGGTATCACAATGCGACTCTCATCCCTAGTGATAGTGTCGAACGTTTGTTTTTGCGTATTCGTCCACTCCATGAACTTGTCAGCATAATAAAACTTATCTGCATCTATCTTACGATTTACAAGATAATCATTGGCAAAAGAATTCGTAGATGCCTTTGGAAGATCAATAGATTTTTTAAATATTGGTTTCTTAAATTCAAACTTTGGTGATTCCACAACAAAGTTTTTACCAGTATGACCTTCCTTAAACTTCTCAAGAGTATATTGCTTGTGGAGATTTACATCAATCTCCTTTAGCAAATTACTGAAAGACATACTTGCACCACAGTTGTGGCACTTGAAGTTAGTATTATTTTTGACCTGGTAGATATATCCCCGTGCCTTATTTTTATTCGTCTGTGAGTCACCACAAATGGGACAACGAAAGTTGTAGAGATTGTCTTTAACCCTCTTAAACTTCTGGAGTCGAGAAGATACTAATCCAATATACTTGGAATCAACCAAATCCATTATGCTTGAAGACTAATTTGTTGTGTCTATTATAACCGGTTGTGAGACTGGAGTCAAGAAACTTTGTAGTAGTTTTTGACCTGGCATACTGACCAAGAATGATATTACCACAAGAGAACCAGCAATACTCCACATCTTCTTTTCCATAAGACGAAGACGTTCATCAATTTTTCTTATATCTCTTTCACATCCTTTCTTTATTTCTTCCGTAGATCTTTGCATTTCTTTATAAAGAAATTCTATTTTCTCGAAAAGAACAGCATCAATACGATCTTGTTTATCTAACTTCTCATTATGAACTGCTAACAATTCACCCATCTTAATAGAGTTATCTTGCAGTGCCTCTACAATCCTCTCAACCCTTTCTAGTATTGCTGAATTGACATTATTACTATTATTGTCTTCCATTACTCCATCTCTTTCTAGCACCGGGCATAAGACCCCTGGCAATAATAGTTGGTCTCTTTTTCTTTTTCAAATTTACCGGTGGTTCTCCAGTTAGTCCAGCAACACCACTACCATCTCCAACAGAATTAGCAATTGCTTCTTCCTTAATGGATCTAACCATATTCATTATATTCTTTATTCTTCTATCATCTATCATATTTGTATACTCCTTAGATGCATCTACCATATTATCTATATCTGATAATGATAATTTTTGAACTGGATAAACATTAGAAAATCTCCACTTCGACTCACCAGATTCTCCAGGAGTTTGATAATCTTGTGATAATAAATCTTCAGAAGGAGGGAACAAAAATTTATCATACGTTCCAATATCTCCACCACCAATATTATTAGTAGGTGTTTCTTTTATAATTTTTATTCTGGAGATAACTCTATCAATATCCATCAGATTTCTTTTAATTGTTGGAGACAATATTCATCTTCTTTCAATTCAGTAATTTTTGTTTTAGGATATTCAGGTATCCTATTTAAAAATACGAAAAAACTTTTTATGTAAGGCCAAAGTTCATCTTCAAGATTATAAAATAATAAAGGAATTGTCGCATCATTAAAAACATTAAATAACACAGTCAGATGATTGAGTATTAAATGCGTTTTAAGTTCTCCAGTATTTTTATATCTTTTTAATAATCTTTTGATGTACTTAATTCTTTTTAAGTCATCTTCAAAGTCATCTTTTGTGACTGCCTGAGGATTATTATAAAATTTTATAGCAAAGAGTAAATAATTACTCTCATTCAACTCATCAAATCTCATACTACATTATCAACTATCTGGGAAAGGACCATCATCTGGAGCATCTGATGTAGTTAGGATACCACCAGCAACTAATACCTCAGATTTAACTCTAAGGTTACCATGCATATCAATGTAAGTTGTAAGACCTACCCAACCCTGGTGTGCTACTTCATACTTAGTTCCAGAAGCAATACCAACTTCAAGTCTGTCAACACCAAAAACTCCAGTAAATACTGGACTTGTTGAAAAACCAACTGTCTTTGTTTCTGGTGGATCGTAAGTAGAATCTCCAAGAGTATAATTTGGTTCTTGCGAAACAAAATATGTGGTTGAAGGAACTGTCGTCAATCCAGAAACAAAATTAGCAGTATCTGCAATCGAAATTGTTGTAGATGTAAATCCAGTTACAAATGCATAACCATAAGTTGCTCCAGTGCCAACTGTCACAACGTCACCAGTACTGATACCAGAAGTAGTAAATGTAACCACTCCAACTGAACCAGTTATTTGCTCAGTTGAAGTACCAAGATTTACCTGAATATTTCCAGCATTATATACTAAATCTTTATTGCCCCAAAGAGACATATTATTATACCTTACAATTTTTTATACAAATATTTATAAAAAGAAAAGAATTATGCATATGGGTTTCCATCATAGATTGGTGCATTACCAGTTTGAATTCCTGACATCGCAACAAAAACTTCTTTCTTAACTCTCGCATTACCGTGCATATCAGTGTAAGTTTGAACACCTACCCATCCTGCTCCGGTTTCAAATGCAGTTTTATTTGCAGCAGCAACTCCTGCAGTAGAAACACCAAGTGTTTGTGTCTCATCTCCCGATACATCTTCAATAGCACGAACTACAAGTTTAGAACCATCAATTGCTCCCCTCTTCAAAATAACAGTTGCTCCACCAGGAGTTTCTGCAATAGGTTGTGTGAGATTACCATCTAATGTAAGAATTCTTGTATCCACACCATTTAAAAAGACTGGTGTAACAGTTCCAATACCAATACTATTAGTACCAATAGTGAAGGTATCTCCTTTTTTAATATCAGTTAATTTTGCTCCTGCAGATCCTCCATCAAGAAGAGCACGAAGAGGTGCTTCTTGCACATTGACTACAGAAACAGCAGTTGTGTATGCCTCACCATCAGTTTTAAATGCATTATGTGTAGATTTTAAACCATTCTTTAATAGAATAGTACTTCCACCACTCACAACCGAATGAACTTCACTAAATTGAAGTCTAGGAATAAGATCTCCATGAGTTATAATTACAATATTACCTGCAGTAACATTGGATCCTGTAGCATTACCTGCAATAGTAATAGATGTTCCACCAACTGCAACGTCTCCAACAACGGTAGTTGTCATTTTTACATCACCAGCTTGTGATATTGATCTCGAAAATTTATTAAAAGCTGAATTAGTAACGGTAGACTTTGGAGTTTGTGTTATTTGATAATTTTTATTCGTAATTTCTTGAGCACTTAAACCTGCAGTAGAGTCAATTACAATCGACTGTGTTCCTGCAATACCGATAATCACTGCTTCACCGAAGTAACCTTCAGGTCCACTTAATGGTTCACCAAATCTGATAATGTCTCCAGTGGCACCACAACCAACAGATCCAAAAGTTGTTCCACTTCCGGTTACAGTTCTATTAGCATGATTTACAGAAACTGTTCCATCCGAAAGTTTATTATCATTCTTACCCCATAGAGACATTTTCTCTTACCTTTGAGTTCTTTTATAAAGATATTTATAAAATTACTCTGCTTCTCTGGCACGAATTGCGGCAGAAACGGATTCAAGAAGTTGATCATCCATATCAGTTTTGGTCAGTTTAACTGCCTTACCTAGAATAACCAGACAAATATCAATCAGTTTTTCTCCAAGTTCCTCATTTTCAGGAATCTTAGAAACTGCATCACCAATAATTTTTGATGCTAATGGAAGAAGAAATGCTAACATGGTTTAAACCAGAAGTCTAATCTATATAGGAAATTTAATCTTTATTTGATACCCACTTTTTCTTTTCCTTGTCCCACTTCTTAACTTCACCAGGACGCAATCTATCTTTTGCCTCTTTAGCCTTATCGTAAAACTTACCAAACTTCATTCTATTATCTTGTTCTTTATGCTTCTTTTTCTCATCAGCAAATTGTTTCATTTGATTAGAGTCAGCATAATCAATTCTTTCTTCAACCTTTTTCTTTTCAGGAAGACCTTTATGTTTAGTGGATGCAAAATCTTTTACATCACTCTTCTTCATATCAGCAGCTGCCTTTGCAGTCTCAGGAGTAGTAGGTGCCATTTCTCCTTTTTGGATGGCACGAACTATTCCAAAGAACTTCTGTTGTTTTTGTGATACTGCAGGCATCAATCACTCTCTCCTGGACGTGATCTGTATGGGTCTGGTTTTTTGTGCATCGCATAATTCTTTGCACGATCCTTAGCATTCTTCCGTTTCTCTGCTTCCTTCTCTTCGGGGGAACGAGAATTACGTTTTTTAAAGTATTCTTGACTTACTTTCATCTGATCTTTAACACTCAATTCTTCAACCATATCACCTTCCATATCATAAGACATCTTGAGACCCATTGCTCTTAACTTGTTCTTTGCAAGATTAATCTTTGTTTTCATAGATCTTGGATCTTCTTCAGTTGTTTGATCTTCCTTTTTAGGTTGAGAATTTTCATCCCAATACTGTGGACTTACCTTACACTCATATCTAGTTTCATTTTTATCGCAGGCAGGACAATAACGAATCGTTCCTTCCGATTCCTCACTATAATTCAAAGCAAGTTTTCCCGACCTCTGCAAAGCCATTTGTTGCTTCTGCAACATCATTTTTTTCTTCAATATCTTATCCTTATTAGCAAGTTCCTGTTTTTCTTCAGGAGAAGGACCTGCTGCTTTTGCCGCGGCCATTGCTTCCTCAACTTTTTGTGCCTTCAGTGCATCAAGTTCTGCTTTAATTCCCTCACGAACAGTAGGTTCATAATTTTCTAAATGACTTTTTCCTTTCTTAAAGAAAGATCCAACTGCTTTACCTGCACCAGAACCAATTTGTTGAGCAATTGATCCACCTTCTTTTTTCTTCTTCATTGCCGCTTTATGACCTTTCCAAGCAGAAAGTGCAACTCTTGCAACAGTATCTGCAGCACCTTTAACTTCACGTCCAACTTTTTTCTTTGCTTCTGGAGAAGTTGCTTTTTTTACTGCAGTTTGTATTCCCTGCTTAATTCTTTCTTGTCCTGGAGGAGATGGTTTCTTATTATAATTAATTGAAAGTTGTCCAGGAGAAGACTTCTTTGCTTCAGGTTTTTTATTTTCTTTTGGTTTGTTGGGTGAAATTTCACTTGCTGTTCCGGCAGATTTAGTAATCTTTGGATTCTTTCTTGCTTTACCTGCTTTTGTTAATAGTTCTCCCTGAACATCTTCATAAAGACATATTGTAGATCCAACCTCATTAACAAATTCAAGGAACATATCATAACCCATTCCTTCAGAGATTAGTGCAATATCTTCCTCCTTATATCCCTGATCATAAAAATATTGTGTTGCATTCTCTAAAACATTAGGATTAATTGTGACTTTATTTTTACCTTTCATTACATCAAGTTTTTTACCTTGCTCATCTTCTGTTTCATAGATGACTTCTTCAACATACTCTTCTTTTCTGGTATCTTTACCATCAGCAACTCCACCCTTCTTACGTTGGATAGCATTATGGACTGCTCCAGCATGTTCTTTAGAACCACTTTCAATTTTTCCATCACCATCATAATCTTTCTTTCCCTCACCCTTATTATCATAAGTCCCTTTCTTTGCACTACTACTAGCAGTAGCAAGTTCTACACGTAAACCTTTTTTCCTAAGTTCAGTTGCCTTTGCTTCTGCAGCAGCATAAGTGCCATAAGATCTTGTATACTGCGAACCTGCATTAGGATCTTTTACTCTTAATACATATTCTCCAACACCTTCTACAAATACTTTATTGAAAATCCGAGGAAGTGAAGATTCGACCATAGCAAAATCATACTGTTCACCCATCAACATCTTTTTAGCAAGCAACTTGACAGGACCAGGTGCAGATGATGCACCCAACTGCTGCATATAAGCACGTTGAAGTGATGCAGGATCAGTTTTCTGACCTTCCTTAAACTTACCTTTTACTTTATAACGAGTATCATAAGCAAGTTGCCTTGCAGCCTTTCTTAATTTATCTACTGCACCACCAGAGGGTTGAGGTGCCTGAGGAGCTTCTTCAAATACTTTATTACTCATCGGAAGATCTAATAATTCTTACTTTTTCTTATATTTATTTATAAATTGTTTGCCCCATTCACTTCCAGGAACCATTTTCTCCACATACTTTCTATGAGCATCAGTTCCTACAAGTCTCTGATCGGCAGGAACCCCAGAAGGTGCATTACTATTAGTTACTGATTCTAATACATCTTTAATCCAAGGTTTAAACATCTCACCATCTTCAGTTACACAGATTAGATAGTTTGTTCCTCTTCGGATAATTTTTCCAATACTTTCACTAACATCACACTTCACCCATTCATCAATATTAAAAATTTCTTTATTGATGTATTTTTCTCTCAATTCTTTTTCGTAGTCATTAGTTCCATATTCATATGATGCTGCTATTGGAGCATATGTTGTTCCTGATATTCTTTTTTCTCTTGGAGTTTGTCTACGATCTTGTCCTCCTAGTTTCGTTCCTTTATTTGAATACTCAATTGATGTTCTTCCTGTTTTTGGGTTGGTAAAGGTTTTACCCATAAACTCCCAAGTACCTCTAATAACTCTTCCCCAACCACCATGACCATCACTTTTAAATCCAAGTGCCTTTGCTTGAGTTGCGGCATCGGGTGCTTCGATAATAAATTGAGAGAAATTTTTCATTACTTACTTAATTGTTTTATTATCTGATTTTCATGTGCAACGATATAGTTGATCACATCTATTCTCATTTTCTTATATTTATTCATTTCCCGATCTACTTTAGATGATACTATCTTTTTATCGAAAGTTGTATAAACATGAGTAAGAAAATGTTTATACTTTATTTTTTGTGGGTACTTTGATTCAGTTTCAAAAGATAATATCAATTCTTTTAAAATTTCGTTAATCATATATTTTATAAAATATTTAGAAAGGACCATCTTGATTAAGATAGTCCTTCTCTGTTTGATATGGAACTATCTCACCGGTATAATGTTTCCATCCTTCTTGAATATCTGGAACTAACCATTGGTCAACACGATAACAATATTTCCAGTTCACAGGTTGTATACAATTCATCACAACTACCGTCCAGAATGATATGAGATAGTTGAGAATTGTATACATTATTCTTCCTTAAGTGCCTCTTCGATTTGTTCATCAATACTTGTAATTGCCTGACGAATATCAATCACACGTTGCGGACAACATGTGGGATCATAAGTATATTCTTTCGTATCAGTAAATAATGACTGACGAACTGCTGCTGCCTGATAGACAGATAGTTCTAATGTTACTTTTTTACTCATTGTGCTATTGCTCCTTCTATTTTCAGTCTTAGATTTTTTAATGCTTGTAATCTTTCTAACATTACTTCGTCCGCAGTGCCTTCTTCTAGTTCTTCAGGAAGAGCTATTTCAGATAGTAAGTCCTTGATAATTACACAATCACTATTAGACAGTTCTATTGTTACATTTTGATTTTCAGTCATAATTCTCCATTGTGGTTTTCTAATTTATCGTAAATTTTTGAGATTTCAATCTCAAAAAAATCTCTATGTTTATGTACAGTATTATTTTGATTTTTTATTCTTTCCTCAAATGTACTAACACGTTTTTCAAGATACATAATTTTATTTTTTATAGAATATGAAAAATAAAGTATAATTCCAATTATAAATCCCCGCGAAAAGGATGCGAAGAATTCACTCCAATCCATTACAAGTCTCCCTCAACACGGTTTTCAGAATAATGGACATCAAACTCACCACCAGGATATCGTGACTTGAGTTTATCAACATTCATCTCAATGATATCATCAAGAGAAATATTGAGTCCCATACATGCCTGTGCCACATACCACATAATATCTCCAAGTTCACGTTTGAGATGAAACAAGTTCTCTTCGGTGACTGGTTTACCCTGAAAGATAATCTTCTTTACAACTTCAGTAAACTCACCTGCTTCGGCACACATACCAACAGAGGCAGTGAGAAGTCGATGTGTTTCAAATCCTTCTCCACGAAGTTCTTGAATACGATACTCAAAGGCATCGGCATCTTGACTGGGTTGAGATGTGACGGCATTCACAAACTCAAGATAGGCATCAGTGTTTACTTTACTCATAATTCTAATTTAGATTGTTCTGCATTGTATAGTTTCATTTTATCATAGTCAACGCCGATTGTAAATCTTCGATTTTTATCGGGGCGGGTATATCTATTTTTTACTTGTGTCACTGTATAAGAAGATGTAGTTTTATCTGTAATTTCAATACCAAAGCTCATTAACGCACCAGACTCAACACTCATCGTTCTTATGATCGACTCTACTGGATTTTTCCTCGGTGTCACTGCAGAAACTAAAATAGGTATTTTATAATCTATACAAGTTTTATGATACATATAATCACTTTCTAAATCATTAGAATTACTAAACACATCAATAAGGATAATATCAGGTTTAAATAAGATATTTTTTATATCATGTTCAAATTGACTCCTAAATTCTGCAAAAGATGAGTAATTATAATAGTCGTCAATAACTCTAAGATTGCCAAGAGTGTTTAGAGATTGTAGATTTAAACTATCGTAAAAAGATGTTTCTTTATCATATAAATTTAAAATAGTATCATTTAAAAGATTTGCTTGAATCCTTTCATGAATTTTCTCTTGAGGTAATTCATCAGTAATGAAAAGAACATTTTTATTCTGTCTCATAGCAGAAGCTGCAACATGACACAGGAACAAAGTCTTTCCAGCACCAGTACTTGAAAAAAGATAGTTTACGGATCTATCATGCAAACCACCATCTGTAATTTTGTCTAATACGTCAACTTCAAAACTAATTGGGGTTTCTTTATAATTACGAAATTTAAACAAATCGAATTTCCTCATGAAAATTTAAATCCCTCAAATGATTTCTTCGGTCTATCCTCGTTATTATACTCTTCTTCTTGTCCAGAGTCAAGTATATTATCTTGTGCCGACTGTTCACAATCATAGATACGCATCTTGGCACGATCAATTCCAACAACAAATCTCTTATTGACTACAGTATCATTGTATCTGTTCTTCAATTGCTTCACCATTATCTGTCCAATCTGTTCAAGTTCCTCAGTGCTAATAAGGGCAAACATAAGATCAGCAGTAGCAGGGAGACCAAAGGACTCAGAAGTGTCAGTAAGGTCAACGTCAGAGCTACCAAAACCAGAACGAGTGGTCTGGGTGGCAGATACGATAGGGACCTTGGCTTCGCAAGCCAACCCTCTAAGCTCCTCTGCAATAGATTTAATATATGAATATGAATTAATAGAACCACCCTGCTTATACTTTGTGGAAGCACATATATTAAGGTAATCAACGAAAATAATATCAGGTCTAAATGACTTCTTAAGTGCAAGTTCACTAAGCAATGCTTTAAAATGTCCACTATGTGCAGATGAAGTAGGGTATTCTTTAATTATAAGTGTTCCCTGTGTTTTTGCTGCTAACTTGGATATTTTATTTTCAAACGTTGACTTAGGCAGATCTTTAATACTCTTAATGGAAACATCTAATAAATTCGCATCAATTCGTTCAGCAATTTTCTCTTCTGCCATCTCCATTGTAATGTAGAGAACGTTTTTCCCTTGGAGCAACACGGAGCTAGCAAAATTGCACATGAATAAAGACTTGCCGACACCAGTACCAGCAAGCGCGATAGTAAGAGTTTTATTAGATATGCCCCCGTCCGAAATTTTGTCAAAATATTCCAAATCAAATGGAACTTTTTCTTCCTTCCTGTGATAATACTCATACCTTTCTTCGTAATTTTCTAAGTAGTCATGTCCAATGTTGTTATCAAAAGAAACTGCCAGTGCATCAGAAAGAATAGAAGGAATAGCATCCCTACTTTTCTTCTCATCGTTTCCATCCGCAATATGAATAGATTCCATCAGTGCAAGATAAATCGCACGATCACGACACCAATTTTCAGTAGTGTCTAACAACCATTGTTTATCTACTGGAAAATCTGTAAACGAATTGCAGATGTTTCTGGTTTCTTTAATCTCACTCTCGTTTAGATCTGTCCGATTCTCAACCTCAATATTTAGTGCTTCTGATGTAATGGCAGAACCATAATTTACAATGAACTTAGTAATCTCTTCAAAGATTACTTTTTCACTTCTTTGCTCAAAATATGTTGGTTCTATAAAAGGAATGACTTTACGAGAATAATCTTCGTTACATAATAAATTTCTGAGAATTGTAGTCTCAATCCGTTCCATAAGAGAATTCTTTCTTCGCGGCAGCATCAAGTTGCTGCATTACTTCTTCGGTAAAATATACTTCAGGATCTTTTAGAATTGCCTTTGCATATACTTTTTTAGTCTCACCATTGACAGTCATCTCATAACGACCGGCAACATTCTTCCACATTCCTGCAAGTTCACCTAACTCAAGTAAACCATAATATCGATCAAGTCCCCGACGATCATAAAATAAACGAACAGTTACATCCTTGTTTTCCTTACTCAAACGTGACTTGATAGTTTTTGCCTTAATAAGGTTTCCAACAACTGATGTTCCCTCTTTTTCTTTTGACTTCGAAAGAAAAATAACTGAAGAAGAAGCATAAAATAATCCCGATCCTCCACCCATTTTCTTTGCTTCATATAAAGACATTGAGTCGTAAACATGATTAGTTACAATGAAAGGTATCTTTGCTTGTCCCATTTTAAGAGTCAACATTCTAAAAGCACCTTTGATTAATTGTGCCTTTGTCATATCTCTAGTATTTTTTTCTGCCAGAGTATCTTCAATCTCCTTATTAGTTGAAAGATTACCTAAAGAGTCTAACACAAACATACAAGGTTTACGTTCTTCTTCAGGTTTTTTCTGATACATATCAACTGCCCTGAGTGCCTTACTACGGAACTCTTCGATAGTCACTACATTAACAACGACAAGACGATTAAGGTCGATTTCACGACTCTCTAAGAGTGACTTAGTGATAGCTGCCTCAGTATCAAAATAAAGGCAATATGCATCGGGATTAGTATCCAAGAAGTTCTTGACCACTGCGAGTGAGAAAAAAGTCTTTCCAGTAGAACTTTCCCCAGCAATTGCAGTGATTTTATTCCCAGAAACACCCCCACGGATAGACCCAGATACAAGAGCATTAAAGATGAACGAACCAGTGTCAACGTATGTTTCAGTTTCGTCAATGTCTCTTGCGAGTTTGGTAAAGTCATCTCCGATTTCCTTTACAATATCTTTTAAAAAATCCATATGAATCAATAATAGAGTATAAGTTTAGCATTAAACGAAGAATGAATCAAGTGTTATTTTCTTCTCAGCATCCCATCCTATTATGTCTAGAATACTAGTTACAGGTTTCAAAAATGCTTTTTCGAACTGCATATCGTAGTCAGCTTTAACTCCAAGTTCTTTGGGAAAATCTTGAATAAAAGCAATAACTTCTTCTCCAAATATATTGGGAGTTTTTAAATAAGTATATTTTATTTTCTCCCCATTCTGAATAAGTGAATATTTATGTGTTAGTTTTTTTTCTTTGATATAATGATTGAATAAAAGACATCCTTTAGTATGACATGGTGTTCCTTTAATGTAAATATTTGAGTAAGATTTATACTTATTTACATCACTCACACCACGAGGGAAAGAAATATATTCTACAGGTAAAGTATTAAATTTTTGCCTACACTCCTCAATGTATTGAATAATTTCATCATTGGTTCCGGTCAAAATAATTCTAACTGCATCTTTAATCATATCACGACATGGAGCAGGAGTAGAAGACTTAATTGCCTCAAGACCCATAATCTTTAGTTTTGGTTCAGAATATTGAACACCTTCACTATTCCATACATTAAGTGCATATTTTTTCTTTGCTGTCCATACTCCACGTTCAGCAATATTCTCACGTTTCATAACCATCATCTGACTATATGCATTCACATAATCAGAAAGTTCTTGGTAAGAATTTTCAATGTATTTCTCAAAATCTGATTGGCAAATTTTATCAAGTGCAGAGACAATCTTTAGAGGATCTTTATCTTTACCTTCGAATAATTTATCAACAAGAGGACCAAGATTGAGATAGATGGAGTCAGTGTCCATGGCAATAACATAATCGACATCACTTGATTTAAGAATGCTATTTAAACGATCATTCAGTTTATTCTCAATCCAACGGATAGAGACTTCACCAGAAAGCGTAATCGCTTCCGCATTGTCCAATTTGTAGTAACGGAAATATTGATTACCAATAGCACCATATGCAGAGTTGAGTTGAATCTTGCGAGCCATCTGAATATTATTACATCTGGCAATCTCTTTTTCAAGTGCTTTAGTTGGAGTCTTTTCATAATCTTGCTTTGCCTTAAGCATCTTCTTTTTATAGACGGTACGATCTTTATAAATCTTATCCATCAGTTCTGGTAAGAACCCACGGAAGTCTTTACGATACATAGCACCATTAGCACATACAGCATAGTCCTTATACATCTCAAAATTCAACTCTTTATTGATAATCTTATCTTTAGTAACACTTGGATGCTTTTTTTCCATGAGTGTTTCTGGAGAAATATTATACTGCATAATCAAATGTGGATATAGTGAATTAAGGTCGAAAGACACAATCCAATCATAAGTACCTGGAGTAGGTGGTTTTACAAAAGCACCCTCATACTTTCCATCTTTTTTATTTGCTTTCTTTGGTGGAACCACAATGTTTTTATTTTTCAAGTAATTGTAGATAATAGTATCCCACATCGTAACTTGAGTGAATACATCATTATAGTTTACTTTGGCATCATATGCCATGGTAATTGCAAGTTCAATCAGTTTCATCTTGTCTTCCATACGGTCAACAAGTTGCACGTCAATGATATTATATTCTACAAACTTTTGCCACCCTTTAGTATAAAAATCTTTGAATGTTTCAAACTCAGAGTGATCAAGTTTTTTCTGTCCTAGTTCTACATCAGCAATGTAATCTAATCGATAAGACTCTTGTTTTTTGTAGGTGAACTTTTGATACAAAGTCAAATAGTCAAGTTGAGTAACACCACCAACATCATAGTGTATTGTTTCACGATGATTTCTGATAGTCATTTTCTCAGTTACTAGTCCCCAAGGAGAAAGACGTTTCATCAACTTTTCACCAAGAATACGGTCAATACGACGAACCAAATAAGGCATGTCATAAAACTCACTATTCCATCCAGTAATAACTTCGGGACAATTTTCTTCAATCATCCACCAATTGATAAAATCATTCAAAAGTTCTTTTTCAGTTTCAAACTGTTTGTAAATGAGATTATTCTGAGTATGTTTAAATGGACCTTTACCCCAAGTTCGAATTTGCTTTGTAGTATAATCTTGAATAGTAATCAAGAGGACTTCCTCAGCAGCAGACTCTACATCAGGAAATCCATTTTCAGATGAAACCTCAATATCAATTGTTGATATTTTAATTTTGTTTGTGTCAAATAAAATTTCATCACCAGAATACATTTCTGAAATATACTGATAGATAAATCTTTCATTACCATAAATCTTAAATCCTTCTACTCCTTCATATTTCTTGATAAACTCTCTACTATCACGAATACCACCGGGTTGAATAGGTTCTACATAATCACCTTCTAATGTTTTGTATTCTGTTTTTTTATTTGATTTTGAAGGAACGAAAAGAGTTGGATAAAACTTTTCTCTTGTGGCAAAATGCCGCCCATTCTCATAACCACGTACAAGAACATTATCTCCAACTACTTGCACGTTTGTGTAGAACCGCATCAGTTAATTTTTTCTAAGTAATTTTTAAGCAAGTCTGGTTTAGGAACTGTCATTGTAATGATTTTATCAGAACCAATCTTAAGTTCACTTTCTAGTGTATAATCATCCAACCATGGAGTCAATTTTCCACTGGAATCGGATACAAAAGGTCTTATAAAAAGATAATCTGGATCACCAATTTCCACAGCAACAGTTCTATCAATTCGAGAAACTAATATAGTCCCATCGATTAATACAATCAAATTTACATCATCCATTAATCATTTCCTCGTATAGTTTTTCGATTTCTTTTACTGGAGTTACAATAGTAACTATCCAGTCAGGTCTTACATCCATCTCTGTATCTGCTGTAAGACATATCCACGGTGTAAAATTAACTCCTACATTCCTATCTTCTGATGGTGTTTCCCCTTCTTCCAAAAGAAGAACCTCTTCATTAGATGCTAGATCTACAATATAAGGATTCTTGAACACATATACATAATTATTTTTATCAGAAATCAGTTCTTTAATTTTAATATCGGCAATTACTGATTCACCTGATTTCAATAATGCAATCCTAATTGACATTTTTAATTTACCTCTCCGAGTATTATAGCATAAAAAAAGAGGGGTTGCAACTGGATTTGGCCAGTTCCCCCTCCGTCTGCGACGACGATATTCAATTGTATTTAGATAGATTCTTGTTTACTTAAGATCAACACGAATTGCTTCAGTCTCACCTTCAATTTGAGGAATCCAAAAGAGTTCCAAAGGTAGTTTTGCAAGTTCAACTTTTGGAAGGTGAATCTTCATTCCAACATTAGAAAACCGTTCTTCAACCCAAGAAATGTACCAGTTGATAGTGTTATCAAGAATGTCTTTGATAGTATCAACCATTTCTTCACGTTCTGCTTCAATCTGATGTTCGCAGATTGCATAACTGGAAGCACAAACACGAACCTTAGATCCTGTGGCAAATGCTTTCCAAGTCCATCGGAGGATATCGTTAGCATATCGATAATAAAATCCTTCATCAAGAACCTTGTGGTAGCAAAGCACACCATCAGCAGCTTCTTTGTTCTTTGCAAAGTTTGGTTGATTTGCAATCCATGCTTTTACTTCTTCCTTAGAAGTATTAAAAACACGAAGTGATTTTACTTTAGTCTCAAGAATAGCATTACGAATAGCACCAATTGTGCTTTTATGTCCACCCTTTGGGTATCGAGCATTTATACCAGCAGCATCAAGAAGAATATCTACGTTTTTCTTTGTGATGGGAATACCATCATCTTCCATTAATCGTCGGAGAATATGAAAATCTTTAGTTCCAGCATTCTCACTATTGTCTGTAGCATTAGCACGAAGTCCCATAAGAGACATAGCACTGTTGTCTGACAATTGATCAAGAACTTCATTGCCAGTTGATTTACGTTCATACAATGCGACTGGAGCATGAATCCATTTGTTCTCAATTAATGCTCGAAGAAGGTGTCGATGGTCAAATTGAAATTCATTTCCAGCAGAATCAACAAAAATACTGAGCGGCCAACCAAATACCATCCACATGAAGTTGGCAGTAGATGCAATTAGCATCTCTAACTTACTCTGAACCAACTCACTTTTTCGTGGGTAATTTGCAGTGGTTGCCTTGATCTCATTGGTCGGGCGAGATCCAAACCCCTTAAATTCATATAACGGATATTCAGGTCCATCCGTGCCTTCAACTCCCAAGAGATCTAGTGGAAACTCTCGATCTTGAGGGACTTTTTTCTTTTTGTACATACTCTTAATGGCATGGAGGTCAGTGTGTTCAGACTACTGCTGTTCACTCCCATATTATAAAGCATAAAAAAGGGGGCGTCAAGCCCACCATTTCATTCAGTTATCATTGTTTTGGTGTCATCCAATATGCTCCGAATGATGTTGCTGAGATTGCTGCGATGATTGCTATAATTTCCATGGTTCAGGAAGTATTAGGACAGAACAGGGTACAACACTCCCCAACTAAAAAGAGATGCTGTTGTACCAAAAAGTATGGTAGTCATGGTGAAGTTCATAATAGTCTCCATCAGATTACATAATTATATAGATTATACTGTATCACTACGATACACTTCTGTATCAACCGCAGCAAAAATTAGTCAGGATATCAAAACCATACCTTCTTTTGATGATGTTCGGGCACAATTCTTCCCATAACAATACTCAACAACCCATCCTCAAATTCAACTGATCTAACTTCCGTGTCCTCTGCCAATGTCCAAGATCTGGTGAAAGATCGTTGAGCCATTCCTCTGTGGACATACTCTGTATCTGTTTCGGTGTCCTTTTTTTGTCCTTCAACAAAGAGTTTTCCGTCTTGTGTGTAGACATTTACTTCTGCCTTTCTAAATCCTGCAAGTGCAATTTCTAGTCTTGATTCTACTTTACTGACTGTGACTAGATTAAATGGTGGATAATTCTTTGTTGTTTCGTGGAGATTAAACAACCTTTCGAAATATTCATCCATATGGATGCTATTCTTATTTATGCTATCTACCAGCTGATCCAAATTGGCAGCATTAAACTTGATCATTGTGCTTCTCCTTTTAAAGCGAGATTTGATTGTGTGGACCCCGAAGGCATCCACCATTATTTATATTATAGCATAAAAAAACGGAGTGTTGAACCCCGTAGATTTTTATTCGGTTTCCTCTGTCCTTTTCTTCTTCGAACCAATATTGTATTTGGTCTCAAGGATCCAGTCTTGCTTATCTCTAAATGCAAGAACCTTAATCTGATTGAGTGGTGCGATGTCTTGAATTTTATCGGCATCTACAATACTAATCAAACCCCAGTCGGCAAGTAGTTGTGCAATACGATTACGTCTCTGAACATCATTCAATGTTAGATTTGCATGTTTACCATCAAGGGCAAATAGTTCTTTAAAATGCACAAGGTAATATCTTCCTTGCTTGTGTAGAATGTGACAGGATTGATAGATTTTCTTTTCTTTTCTAGACGCAACTCCGATACGAGTCAAAGTCTCACGAACTTTTAGAAAATCATCTGGTTCTCCTAGAACCACTTCCACCATTTGTTCTGGTGTCCATCTCACTTCAGCTTCTCTAACAACACTCATCCTTTCCCTCCAGTATCAAATTTTGATTTAATAAAATTAAGTTGTTCTTTTGTTAGAATTTTCAAAGCCTGTTTTGCCTTTTCATTACTATAACCATAATAACGTTTGACATAATCTAGATCTTTGATCTTATCTTGTCGGAGCCAGGGAGAAAATCTCTTCTTTTTCCTCACAATATTTATAAGGAAGTCGTATTGTAACCTTTTAGGAAGGAAATTATACTTATTCATCTCATTGACAAACATCAAAGTATCAAGATGTCCAGAGAAACAACGATTGATAATATAAGGAGGATATTCTTTTTCGAGTGAAGGATCTTCATCAATCAAATGCTTCTTAGTTTGATTGATAGAATTAAGCCAGTCTTTCAGTTCCATTGTTCTTCAATCGGAGTTTTTGGTGTAAGAGAATAGTTAGTAACTAAAAGTTCTGTCTTTACATTGTCTTGGGTATTCTTATCTCCACGATGAACCATGGAGTAACGCAGTTTCCAATATTCAAGATGATAATCTTTATACAACTCAAGCAATCTATCATTCACATTATAAGTGATCATGAACTTGTGAGGACACTTATAAACATCATTAGCAAACTTATCATGATCGAATGACTTATGCATTTGACGATCTTTACCATAAAGAAAGTCTTTGATATCATAAGGAGGATCAAGAAACACAAAAGTATTATCAGATCCCTCAGCATTCATTACCTCAGAGTAATCAATATTAGTAATCTTCCAGTTCTTAATTAGTTCAGAAAATTGTGCAAGTTTGTCTGCACCAACCAGAGAGAAGTTAGAATTAGCAGCAGTCCGTGAAAAAGTGCTGTTCTCTGTCAGACCAGAATAACTACACTTATTCATGATAAAGAAAGCAACTGCTTTCTGAAAGTCATCATAAGTGTCTATTTCATTGGCATATTGATTGAACAAGTTCTTGGCAAACTGGTCTTTCTCATCCTGTGTCCCACTCTCAAGCATCTTCTCTTTTTGCTCTCTAACACTCTCAGAGAGGTCTTGTCCATGATCACGCAATTGCACCCAGAAGTTGTAAAGGGGCACATACAGATCATTGATCCAAACAGGAATGTCTGGATTTGCCTTGGTCACATCAATCGCAATAGATCCACCACCGATGAATGGTTCACGATACTCAGTGATTACTTTTGGATACCATTGAGAAAGAGTCTTAATTGCTTTCGACTTCCCTCCTGGATATCGAAGAGGTGTTTTCAAAGATTTCAGAGATTTCATAATCACAGGGATGATATTTCAAAAATTCCCAGAAGGTCAATTTCATTTCCTTCTGAGTCATACCACAATGTTTTGCGGCAGTAGGTAAGTTCATTGTAGCATGAAACAATGCTTCATTTGCCTCTTGAACATTCTGAGGAGTAGTTTTAACTTTCTCCTCTATCAATTTGCTTTTATCAATTTTTAGTAGTCCCATCAAATAGCCTTATTAATTGATGCAGTGTCTAAAAGTTCTGCAAGATAATTTTGAAATCTTAAAGTGCTTTCTGCCATTACCCTATATCCAGTTCCGACATATATTTGCCCTAACAAAACTGATGCTGTAGCAGTTCCCCAAAAGATATAGTAGAACTTGGACTTAACTTGACATTTCTTAGTTTGTTTCATCGTAAGTAATAATAATTTTTTTAGTGATTTTGCCCGTGTTATCGTAAGTAGAGGCATACTCTAACTTACCATTTAAAAGTGAAACTACATTATCTAGTTGATATTGTGTTATATACCTTTTAAATCCATCATCAACCCAATTCTTATTTGATCCGGGTTCATTAAATCCTTTCATTCTCAAACTCCTTTACTAATCGTTCTGCTTGTTTTTTATCAATTCCACAAGGTGCATTCCTTAAACAAATTAAGATGCACTCAGCATCACTGATTTTAGGTTTAATCGTAAATCCCCATTGATCAACTTCACCTTTTGTAGGTGACTCAACGTAATCAAATTCATGTGGCATTATTCTACTCCTGGAGGGAAACTTTCAATCTCAGTTAATTCATAATACCAATCCTCCATTACAGTATTAGCAAGAAATCTATCACTTAATCTTGTCACTTCTTTGGCAGCATACTCTTTATCCGGTGCCTCAATCCAAATATCAATGACCTTACCTAACCTCAACTTTTTAACATCCAAATCTGACAATCTCTTACAGGCATCTCTAACAGCATTACCAGGAGAGTCATCAACCTGAGATCTTAATCGAATGAATACTAATGCCTTAAACTTCATAATCGTTCCCTCTCATCAAGTGCCTCATGAATAATTTGCTTTAACTCTTCACGTTCTTCTGTGGTGAAGATTGTACGATGCTTTACTGGCATAGGATCAGTTCTACTTGGTTTTTTTGATTTACCAGGAAGACTCATACCCTGTGTATCAATTTTATCTTGTCTCATTTTAATTTACAATCTCTAATAAATTATTGATTACCATAGGAAGTAAACGATGTTCTGCTCTCTGAACTCTATGATGTAAGGTCTCTTCTGTATCTCCTACACAAATAGGAACAGAAGAAGAATCAATACATCCCCCAGAATCTAACTCTTCAGTCACATAATGAACTGTGCATCCAGTGATTTTATCACCACTATCTAGTGCCTGCTTAACGGCATTAAGACCTTTATACTTTGGAAGTAATGATGGATGAATATTAATTATCTTATTCGGAAAAGCATTAATCAATCCCGGTGTAACAATTCTCATCCAACCTGCAAGAACTACTAAATCAACTTTATGTCTATTAAGTTTATCAATGATTTTTTGTTCGTCAATACTCTTAATACGACAGTTAGGAATACCCAATCGTTCTGCTCTTTCTTGAGCACCACATCCTTTGACATTGTAGATCATAACTACAACTTCATGGTCTGGACAATTCTCAACAATGTTCTCAAAGTTAGTTCCGTTTCCAGAACACATGACTCCAATTCTCATTGAAATTCACACTCCATACGTTATAGTTATAATGAAAATATGCATTGGCAACCATACCAGCCATAGACAACCAATAGACCATAATAAGGGCCATACCGATTTTAGTTGGAATTCTTGTCATTGAAACTCACACTCCATGACATTAGGTATAGTAGGATAATTACCGACAGTAGAATATACACCATCATCATCCCCATAGACTTCAATCACATTGTATTCATCACTGAATAGATTTATAAGGTCTTGATGCAAATCACTAGAGTTAGATGATTTACTATGTTGAAAACCAGTGTAATCCTCAAAAACAATCATGTAGTTCACTTGAATTCACACTCCACCATAATTTCAGTAAGACAGGCAAGTAAGTTTATTTCCTGGTCCGCCACAAATGCCATTTGATACTGATACTTAGCAAGGACAAGCACAGCAGCAGGAATACTATTCGGAACCAAGGAATCATAACAAGCATCGTAAATACGACGCAACAGGACAGTAGTATCATTGTCCAGGTTATTGACAACCCATTTACGTACTTCGGGAAAATTCTTCTCTTTAAGGTTTTTAACCAGTTCATTGACTGCTACATCCGAAAAAGTTGCAAGAATACCAGTGTCGATTTTCCCACTTACGGAATATCTTTGGCATTCATTAAGAACACGTCTCCAATCAGGGAAGTGCTTATTGATTAATTCTACCAGGACCTTGTTATCATATTCAACACCTTCTGTATCCAAGATTTGTTGGATACGTTTGAAGAATTGTACTGCAATACTCTGTCGTTCTTTTCCTTTGATTCCAAACTCAACGACGGCACATCGGGAGTGGAGAGGTTCGAGGATTTTGTTTTTGTAGTTGCAGGTGAAGATGAATCTGCAATTGCCAGCGAACTCCTCAATAAACGCCCGTAATAGGAGTTGTACATCGTTGGATGTGTTGTCAGCTTCGTCAATGATAATGACTTTGTGTTTAGAATCTGACGTAAGTGATACGGTCGAAGCAAAGTTTTTCGCATTATTTCTGACGGTATCAAGGAATCGTCCTTCATCGGATCCGTTGATGACATATACATCTACTCCAAGTTCTTTACAGAGTGCCTTTGCTACTGTTGTTTTACCGATGCCTGGAGGACCGGCAAGTAACATATTAGGTATCTCCCCCTTATCTAGGAAAGATTGAAAGGTCTTCTTTGTACTCTCAGGAAGAATACATTCCTCAATAGTTTGTGGTCGATACTTCTCAACCCAGATAAAATCACTCATCATACTCAATCATAAATTTTTCCTTTAAGTGCCAGTGAATATCATCATGCACTTGCTGCATCGCATTATGTTTAATTGCCCAGTAATCATCATCATCGTTAATGAGGACATTGACTTGAGTTTTCACATTGACTCTCAGTGCTTTCATCTTCTCCAATAAAGTTCATTTGTCCTCTAGTATACCACAACCTTTCGGTTTTATGTCTAAATCTACACCCTGTCCCTGATTATCTGTTCTTGGACTACCTTCATTTTTCTTTTCAGTTTTCTGAAATGTTGCCCTCTTATATCTGTTAGTGAATATATCAGGACACCAATAGGTCACAATCCAATTAATAGTAGGATTTAGTTCCATATGTTTCTCAACACTATGTTTCATAATACCTATTTGAATGTATCCATCGTGCATAATACATCCACCACTTTCCAATGCATAAAGATAAAGTGTCTTTACTCTTCGGGAAGAAGGAAACTCAGTGCTTTCATCAGGGAACTCATCTTTAGTATCCCAACCATATTTTTCTTCCATTCACACCCATTCAGGTTAAAAGTTTACTAAAACTAATTGCCAAAAGAAATCCCAACATCAAAACAATATCCCACGATTTCGTTTTGATAAAATATGGAATTGACATGGTATCTGCAATTGTATTCATAACAACACCAAAAGTCAGATTTACATGAAGAACAACAAAATAAGCAGCAATTACCATAACACTACCTACAATTCTCATTGTGGTTAGTGTTTTCATCTAAATCCTATTGAGTCAGGTTCCAGTGCAATAAAATACTTGAGATTGTGCTGTGTATTCGTGAATTGTGACAAAAGTTTAGAAGATACTACTACCTCATAGGCACCAGGAATAATCTTGATGTTTTCTACCTTAAAGTTAAATTCAAAGTCATCACTGGTCTCACCAACAACAATGGCATACTCGTTAGAAGTGTCATTCTTCTTATCACGAACAACCAGTTTAATAACACCATTCTCACCAATAGCAGACATATCAGGAAGTTGATATACTGCTGCTGCCTTTACAAGTTTATCAAGTGTTACACTATCCAACTGGAAACATACATCTTGAGATGGTAATACAACTTCCTTCTCTGGAGGAGCAACGATTACATTTGGGTCAGCAAAGAAATACTTCACACGACGTTTGCCTTCTTTAATACTCAAGTAACTGTCTTGATTAAAATCAAGGTCAGGTTCATGATGAAGACCCAAACCGTTCAAGAATTGGTTTAGATCATAGATTGCAAAGTCACGGGGAAACTCTTCCTTGATTTCTGCTTCGGCAAGAATGTTCTTTGCCACGGAAATAGTGCGAAGTTTGTTGCCTTGCTTTACAAGAATAGAGTTATTGATACCCGCAAAATTCTTAAGGATAGCAAGTGCATTATCAGACAGTTTCATAGTTTGTTCTTTAAGTTTCATTATTATTGAGGGTAGATTTCACGTTTTGCATTCCTGTCGTTGAAATGCATAAGAAGAACGGCATAATGAAGAATCTTCATTATATCACGACGTGCCGTACCTTTCTTATCGTATCGTGATGCATACTTAAGAATATTAGATCTACAGAATGGTTCACCATCTCCACAAGCTTCAATCAAATCCAATGTCTGAATTTTGTCGTCACCAGCAGAATAATGTTGCCTATAAGTTCCTCTAATATACTCAAGAAGTTCTTTTACAATCTCATCTTCATTATATTTAAAAAGAGTTGATGCTGAATTTGGAATAAAATCAATAGGACTTTGTTGCGTATTCAAATTAGTGTTTTCATCCATTTTTAAAATTTCATCATATAACATGGACCAAGAGTTAGTCATATTTTAATCTATATTATAGCATAAAAAAGAGGAGTCGCAACTCCTCTTAAAATCTTATTCAGTTTTTTCTTATATCACAACAGATTTACATCAGTCCCAGTATTAGAGATAACTTCTGGCACAGGCATTTGGAAGTCGGCATCCACTTTATCATACAGTTCCAAGAATGATTGCTTGGTATCATCATCAAAACGACTTACACAAACTT